AAAAGCAACGGTTATCTCATTTTTAATAAGATCGCCTAGTCCGTTCTCACGAAGCCATTTGTATGCTTCTTCCCTTTTGTCTACTGGAATTGAAGCACCATAAACTGGTTTAACTTCTACTGAAGTTCCATCTGCTAGTTTAAGTGTAGATATATTCATCTCTTGCATCATTGTTGGTATTACTTCTGATGAAACAAGTTCCACTTTTCTTTTTACTTCTTTGAGCTCTTGCTCTTTAACTAAAAGTTCTGCTTCTAGTTCTTGTAATTTGACTACTTGATCGGATAATTTATTGGCATCATTTGCACCATCTAAATCCTCTCGTTGGTCTTTTTCAAAATCAATTGTCATCGATTTCTCCTTTCTCATGTAAGTTTATTTTTAAAGGATAATACATTTTTTCTTGTCTATCCCATTTAAGCAAATTAAATTTGCCATTTGTTAGTTCAGAAACAACAGAACATGCAATGCCTATTATAGCAGGATCTCCTGTTAATAGTAAATAATCATCTGGAGTATAGTCTTTTAAAAGTTTTCTTAACTTAAAAACTATAGGTCCTGGTGAAAATATTATTTGAGAAAATTCTGGAAGTAGGAAAACAAAATCTCCATATTCTTTTGCGCTCATAATATTAATTTTAGGAGTGCCGGCTTTTGTTCCAGGTAATTCTTGAATAACGTATACTATTTTTTTTCTTTCTAACATTGACAAACAATATAGGATGTTCTATATAATAAGTCAATACAGAAAGAATAAATTATGAAGTATAAATTTAAAACTGAGCCTTATGCTCATCAATTAAAAGCATTAGAGCTTTCTTGGGACAAGCCATACTTTGCCTATTTTATGGAAATGGGTACTGGTAAATCAAAAGTATTGATAGACAACATAGCTATGTTATACGATCAAGGTAAGATCAATGGTGTCTTAATTGTGGCACCAAAAGGTGTATATAAAAATTGGTATGAACAAGAAATACCTACACACATGCCAGAACACGTTGAATATGTAGATGTATTGTGGCAAGCAACTATTAATCAAAAACAACAAAAAGAATTAGATAAGTTATTTACACCAGGAGAAGATTTACATGTTTTAATTATGAATGTAGAGGCTTTTTCAACTGCAAAGGGTGTAGAATTTGCAGCCAAATTTTTACGTTGTCATAGAACTATGATGGCTATTGATGAATCTACAACTATAAAAAATCCTGACGCTAAAAGAACTAAACATATATGTAGTTTAGGGGAATATGCACAATACAAAAGAATCCTGACAGGATCTCCCGTAACCAAATCACCATTAGATTTATACAAACAATGCGAGTTTCTTAAAAAAGAATTATTGGGTCATACATCTTATTATACGTTCAGAACTAGGTATGCTAAAATGAAGACAGCTAATTTTGGTGGCCGGTCTGTACAGATTGTAGTAGGTTATCAACATCTTGCAGAATTATCAGATAAATTAAAAGTTTTTTCTTATCGAGTACTAAAAGATGATTGTTTAGATTTACCTGAAAAAACATTTATTAAACGTATTGTACAACTTACTCCTGAACAAATTAAATTATACAAACAAATGAAAACATTAGCGCTTGCTCAAATGGATGGTAAAATTATGACTACAGCTACGGTGCTAACTCAATTAATGAGATTACAACAAATAACTTGCGGTCATTTTACAGCAGATGATGGTACTATTAAAGAAGTTAAGTCTAATAGGTTACCAGAACTAATGGACGTACTAGAAGAAATAGAAGGTAAAGTTGTTATATGGGCCCATTGGCAAAAAGATGTACATAGGATAATCCAGGATGTTTCTAAAAAATTTGGCGAAAATAGTTTTGTAGATTATTACGGTTTAACACCTATGTCTGAACGGCAAAAAAATATAGAACGTTTTCAAGATCCAAACTCACCCGTAAAATATTTTATTGGCACAACACAAACAGGTGGTTATGGTATTACGTTAACTGCAGCCAGCACTATGATTTATTATTCTAATGGTTATGATTTAGAAAAAAGACAACAATCAGAAGCAAGGATAGATAGGATAGGACAAAAATATCCTATGACTTACATAGATATTATGTGCGAAAAAACTGTAGATGAAAGAATTGTAAAAGCTTTAAAAAAGAAAGTTGATATAGCTAGTCAAATTATGGGTGAAGAATTAAAAGATTGGATTTAACCTACGACTTTTCCGCCAGACCATTTCATTTCCGGCAAACCGTTTTCGTAAGACTTACCATCGTAAGTCAAAACTTGTTTTCTATTCGCACCCTTTTCATTGTAAGACACGTGAACCCAGCCACCTGCAGGGTCGTCTTTTTTGTAGAACTCCAGGATCAATTGATCGAAGTCACAGTTGTTTTGAATCCAATAAGCTGTTTGAATATTAGGCACTCCTGCTATTTCGAAGTCGACCGCTTGGCCCTTAGCATGCTGACTCGTTTTTTTCGAGCCGATAGCTTCGCAA